AAACACTATATCAACGTAAACTTTGGTCTGCCCGTATATTATTAACGATGCAAGTAATATTAAAAATAAAGTTAACTTTTTCATTTGTTCTTCCTCGCTTCTTCAATCAATAAAATTAAATCTGTTTTCTTTTTCGTCTTTGTGATCACTCCCAACTTATCAGCCATAATTTTTAATTCAATTTGATTCAATCCGGTGAGATCAGTTGTGAGCAATTTATTGGCTGCTTCTTGCTTAAGATATTTCCGCAAACATAGACTTATTTGTCTATCATTGCGTGCAGCCTTAATGACTGTGCGTAAGGGTATCTGCACAAATGCTTCTTCGGGCATAAAATTTCCTTTAGTTAAAGATTAAAATTAAGGGAGTGTTTTCCGACTCCCTTTGTTAAAAATCAATTAAGGTAAATAATAAGCCTTCAGATACCCAGCTGAACTTGCAGCCCAAGTAATCTGTAAGCATCCTCTAATTGCGCTCGCACCATCTCCGGTTGCTACCGCAAGTCTATCACTGGAGAAAATATAACCATTTAATGCACCGCTTGTTATAGCGGTCATTGTTAATGAGCCTTTACCGGCTGAGACTCCAAACCCAGCTGTAAATATTGGGGATGTATTACTATTAGATGATATAATTATTATCATCAATTTACCTTGCTTCGGATATGGTATTTCCATTGTATTCGAAGTGTTAATTGCTGTCCCTTCCGTACCACCAACTACAAATAAAGTATCAAGTGTGATCGATGACGGGGTTATTTCTGTTATTGCCATTTTCTTTTCCTTTTGTGTTTGTTTTAATTAAATATCAACTCAGTCTTAAATTCTTCTCTCTTCTTCCCAAATATTTTCTTTATATTTTCTAAATCATCTTTATCAAAATCGTTCCAATGAGGGCAACTTGTTTTAACAACCCACCCTATATTTATTTCTTTATGACTTGTGAACCCGCCTTTAACTGGATAAAAAGGATATAATTCACAAGCTAAAGGTTTATCTTCCAACGTGCATCCATCCAAGGAATGATATTGGCAGGGTGCCTCTAATCTATAAAGTTCATCACTAATCTTCTTTGCTCTTGGATTCGGTAATGCATTCAATTCATTCAAAGAAACAGCGGGGGCGTTATCTCCCTTACAACATAATTCACATTCTTTACATTTGTTCATCAAAAACCACATAATCTTCAACAGTGTTTATTACTCCCTGATAAATTTTACCCATTGGTGAAGGTGCATCTGCAAAATCATAACCATATAATCCACGATAACCTTTACAAACTGCTGTCGGTTCGTTCACAATCACGCTGACGCCCTTACCTCTTGCATAGCCTATCCAATAATCTGTGCTTTTAAGTTGTTCGTGATATTCATCGAAGTTGCTCATATTAACGCCATACAATTCTATCAATGTTGCCCCTAAGTGATAGGCATACCAAATCATATAAGCTATTGAAGACTCTGAATATCTTAAAGGCATTTCTTCCAATGGGAATGCTACCGAAGTCGGGATCTTCTCGTGTTTCTTTAATGTCATATAAGGGATTTTATTTTCATTAACATATTCGATTATCTTTGATTGTATTTCTGAATTACAACCTCTTTCTAAATCAGTCCCATCTATCTTGTGCATATCCCAAATCATAGTAAATGGTCTTAACAAACAATGAGAATGTATGCCCCATACAATACCTTCGTATGGAGCATTTTCCCAACCATTTGCTTTGCCAACTATAACGATTTTCATTATGTAGCCACTACCGTCCATCTTGGAAGCATTTTACCTGCATCAGCAGCAGTCAATAAATTACCACAAGCAAAACTTAAATCAATTACATAACAGTCCGCCGGAGTTGTTATCGCCGCAGCAGTTATCAATCTGTTATTTATAACATCAAATACACTTGTAGCATTTGTGACTATTGTTCTCGCAGCCACTGAAATATAATTATCAGCAATTAAACCACGTCTTGTGCCAGTCATAGTAGCAGTACCAGTTTCGACTATACCGTCATTAGCTCCGCCGATTATAGTATTACCTTTGATCATCATATCATCGATAGCACCGGCACCAATATCAATAACATCACCTGTAAAACCACCAACGAATCTACAATTGATTATTCTAACGTGCGGGCAGGCTGTCATATCAATAGCCACTGCTGCAATCAAAGTCCCATCTGCTCTAAAAGTGCAATTATGAAATTCAGCACCCCAGCAAACTCCAGTCAGTGTCATAATCGCAGCCACCGATACTGGTTCAAAATTTACATCGAAGAATCTACATCCGAATCCTGCATTCACAGGAGCATGATTTCCCAATATATTCGGACCATAATGCCCATTATAAGAACCAACCCCTATCACATCAGTCTTCTGAGGAAATATAATTAAATCTTCAGTGAAACTATCTCCAGCGATATAAATCGTATTTCGTCTCGCCCATCTATCCGAGCCTCTCGCAATATCTGCATGTGAGGCTGCGAAAGCAACCGCTAACGTTTTGTAAGGGAGCGCCCAACTATTACCAGGGTTAGTGTCAGATCCGGAATTACCATCTACATAATAAACGGTCCCACCCTTATCTGTCCGAAGATACGCGGCTGTTAATTTTTCTTTATCTTTTCTTGCTATTGAACTCATTTTATACCTCCTTACGCTTCTGCGGTATAGTCAGCATACCATACCCAGGTTTTGTCAGGTCGGATTATTTTAGCACCATAAAGATGCAGTCCTTTAACAGCATCGCTGAAAGCATTCTCAGGTCTGTAAGCGAAGACTGAAGTTATCTGTTCTGCGTATGCGAGACTTTCGCCTTCTATACCTGCTAAGTTTGCAGTACCAGCCCAAGTTGTAGAACTTGTTTTATAAACGTTAGCAGAAACATAAACATTAAATCCAAGTATTCTACCTACAAATCCATTCTCCCAAATTACATCATTTTGCAGTTTTGTAGTTAAACCTGCAAGAACCATTTTTGTATGAACCCAAGGAGCTACGCATAAAAACCTTCCAGGTTTTTCAACTCCATCAACATCCATCGCTTCGCCTATCGCGAGGATTTCCTCTTCAATATTTGTTGATACTAAATCTTTCGGAGCGGCTGCTGTATTCTTTGCTTTCCCTGCCTGTGCATAAAGCCCTAATATATAAGCATCGGCAGCATCAGCGAGTTTATAACCGGCTCTCTGGACTACTGTACTCTGTAAAGCAACATTCATTTGAGCTGCATCAACATCATCAATTTCAAAGTTAAATGAATAGCTTCGGTCAATGAGAATCTCTCTTTGAGCAGCAGCTAAAATTTCAGGTGTTAGTGTAGTCACGTTTTTTGTATATGCTGTGATAGTTGGATCTGCAAAGGAATTAACCTTTACTCTATCACCTGCGTTTCTTATCTCCCCCTCGTATGAACGGTTAGCAAGTCTTACTGCAACGAGATTCTTTTCTAAACCTAATTGCACCCTTGCACTCCATATCGACGGGATAAAATTGTCAAGTGCCATATTTGTTATCCTTTATTTTATTTTTGTTTGGAATACCAGTCGAGTGATTTATCGACCTTATCCATATTTTCTTTCGCTTCCTTCGGTGTCAACTTTTTCAACTGTTCCATCGTATAGATACCATCCGGAGCTTCTCCATCACCGGCTTTAATACCGGCTCTTTTTATTTCGCCAAACATATCAGGATAACTTTTCTTAAATTCTTTCAGGTATTCGTCCCAAACAATATCTTTGCCGTTATTTTTAACAGATTTCAGTTTCCCGCCATCAATAACCAACTCATCAATATTAAATTTAGTTTCAAGCATATCAACGTGCCTTCCACCGCTTTCTCGCAAAGCATCTCTTAATACAAATCGCTTCTCTGCTTCAACTGTTTTTTTAGCTGAAGAGTCTGTGAGCGCTTGCATTTCGGTTTGGAGTGCAGTGTATTGTGTTTTGTATTTACTGCCTTCACTAATTTGTTCATTGAGTTTTATGAGTTTAGTATTAAGACTGTCAACCTGAGATTCGTAATCATTCTTTAATTGATTAACTGAATCAAATCTGTCTTTCGGAATCATCCCTTCTTTCTTAATGAAGGAACCGTCGTCAATTAAAAACTTCTGACCTTTAGGATGAATTAAAATTTCATTCTTATCACCAAGTTTTACCGTGACTTGCTGGGAGAGTTCCTTGCCTAAAATTTCTTCTAAGTTTTCCATAATACATTTGTCCTTAATTTTTTTTTCTCGATTCGTTGTTTTACGTGATTACCGTCTCACGTTTCAGTCTTTTGTTTTTACATCTCAAATACTAAAAAGATGAATCTCTATTGCGAACATAATCTTTTTTAATTAAAAACAAAATCAAGTCAGTGTTTGTTTTCCCGCTGGTAGTTTTTCTTCTGGAGTTAAAAGCGCTGGTTGTGTTGTGACTATTGGCTCAACGCTGGCTTTTTGCTCTTCTAATCTATCAAATTCATCTTCAACATTTTCAACCCAAGGATGATGCTGTAAGATGGTTTCATCGCTAACCATACCTTTACTCGCAACTGCATTAGCAATCTGTTCTGTCTCATTTATCATAATCCCAATTTTAATAACCGGCTTAATTTGTTTATAATCTATTTCAATTCCCTGAGAGTTTTTTATATCCTCACAAACAAACCAACTTAAATCTTCAAGTGCTTTCATAAGTTTACGAATCATTTTACCTGCTTTCATATCTAAACCTGAGTATAAAAACTTTAAAGCTATACCTGAAGGCGAGCCTCCAAATTTATCGTTACTCATATCAACACCCATCCCGAAGTGATAAATATCTTCTCTTAATCTATCTAATAAGCTATCTCTTGCTTCTTTCGGTATTGTCAAAGTTATTGTATCAACACCCGCACCTTCTTCTGCACTTATTTTTATTGCTTTATATGTTTTTAAGTTTCTCATAAACTCTGATAAGTCCTGACCTTCGTAACCTTTAAGAACGTAAACAGCATCTTGCATGTCTTCTAAATTATTTGCAAAATCTGCTTCGACTAAATCGTGAATATCAATTAAAGATTTTACACGCCTTAAATCATTTATTTCTTGTGTGTTGTTTTTTAATCCTATAAAAGGTACATAACCCCACGAGCCGGTAAGTTTCGCATTCGGGTTATCGGTATTATATTCAACCCAGTGCCCTCTTGGATTCCCGCCTTTATTCAATTCATCAATATCAAGTATAAAAGTTTTTGCATCCTCTGATTGAATGTAATAAGTAACCTGTTGAGAGTCCCACCATTCTGCTTTAATTAGTTTTTTAATTTTACCATCAGGCTGGACAACATCAACTTTATAATAATTTATTACTGACTTCAATTCTTTCTGATATACTTCATCATATACTGGAATTATTTGTTCAGCAGGGACAATAATAAAACACAACTCGCCTTCTGTGTTGATATACACATGTAACCATTCAACCCCTTTGTTTGATGAGCCGGTGATCCAATCAATCACCAAATCGTTAAACTCTTCGCCTAAAGCATCAGTAAATATTTTTTGATTATCAGTAGCCTCTGTTATCGCTGCATTTGATTGCTGCTCTTGCTGGATTGTGAAAGTTACAGGACCACCCGCAATATATTCAGCCTTTTGATCAACCATCAATTGATGAAATGGATTAACTGATTTATTGTTCGCTTTACTTCTATCATAGTATTTTTGCTTATCAATCCAATAGACTATTTCACGGAAACTTATTTTATGCAATCCTTCATAATAATTTATTCCGTCTTTCATTTCTGTTTTTACATCTGAATACATATCGCTTTCAATCAACGACTTTAATACTTCCGAATCGCTTATCGAAGTGAGATGTAACTCTTTCGCCAATCGTAAACGTAAATTAAATATATCTTGTTCTGTAATCATCTTAGCACCTCTATTCCTGTTTTTGTTAGTTCTTCCGAGACTCCGGTAATCGCATCCGCTGCATCGTCGTGCTTATTCTTCCCGTCTTTAAGGTAAGTAATCATCGCCTTGTGAAATTCAGGCCAACGTTCCTGCCAATTGATCGGGAAATAAATATGCTCTTGGATAAAAGCCGAATTGCTTATTATCCGTGCCCGTTTATTTTTACTTTGATGAAACCATCTTATAATAATGCTTTTATCAATTATCTCTTTGCCGTCTTCTTTTTTAATTGGCTGCCATAATATTCTCTGAACAGCTCTTGCGAATCCTCTGCCTCCATTGTTTGATTCAATCCTTGCGATATTAACTTTATACTCTCTTAATCTTTTCGCTAATTCTGGTTCTGTTATTTCCATTCCGTCTTTAGTGTGATAAACATCTAATACATAGGCTTCACCATTATAAACACCAAATATAATCGAGCAAAGATAATCAGTCCCTTCGTCTGCTGTGTCTGTATAACTTTTAATTTGCTCAAATACCGGTTCAGTCCCTCCATTCATCGGAACGTTTATATAAGTTTTTAATGTATTATAAAGCCTGCCTTTTTGATCAATAGTAATTTGATGATAATTAGCCAGGAATATTTCCGGCATCAATTTATTTCTTAACTCTAGATATCTTTGTTTTGATAGAGTTGACTCACATAGCATCGTATCTGTGGTTTCGTCATAGGCTTGGAACTTTATAACATACCAATCTTTTGATTCATTTGAATTTAATATCCTCCCGCAGGGATCTAATTCACACCATCTTGTCATTGTCATAATTTCTAAAGGTTCTTTGCCTGAAGCATCACCTCTGCTTAAAAATGTTCCTGTATACCAATCCCAAATCTTTTGTAGTCTATCTTCGTTAAATGCTTCTTCACTTAATTTGATTGGGTCATCAATAATTAAAACATTACCACCTTT